CATGAACAACCCGATCGAGACCCACCATATAAAGGAACTTGCTACATAACCTAAAAACTATATCAGCCATAACAGTTGCCATTGCTGGTTTAGAAAAATCATAAAAACAACAAAAAAAAATACCTACCGCCAATAATAGTTTATAAAGTAAAGATTGATCCCAGGAAGATACATCACCTTCATCATAATCACGTTCTATAAACTCTTCTCCTCCACTACTATAAAACTCTTTACATTCTTCCGATTCACAAGCGTGGTAGGACCACAATGCTGCAAAATCTCCTCCATTAGCACTAAGACCTATAGCATAACCACTTCTCCCACTCAAATAATTAAAAAGCGTCTTGAGAAAAATCTGAGATAAAGTAGTATAAGCTATCCCCTCAACATAAAAAAGTCTAACTTTTCTATGAAATTCCACAAGCTCAGCAAATGACTCCAATTCAAGAGCTTGTATTATCTGACTCTTACGCTCTTCTATACTGTAAGACTCACCTGGAAACTTTATTAAGCATCCTTCCATCAGATAAATTATCCAATTCATTCAAGAATTGTAGTATATATTCAGCAATTTCTTCACATATATCACTCTTATACTTAGGAACTACTCTATTTACAACAGTACCATCATTTGGATTAAATACAGAGTAATAAGAATAAGGGGACTGTCCTACTGCAGTCTTGTATTCCTTGATTAAGTCTATAACTAAATCTTTATCAGGTAAACTAAAACCTAACTTAGCATCAGGATCATAATCAATGGCTTTCAAAAGTCTTAATATACCATTATACATCAATTCAGGTGTTATTTCAGGGTCAGGTTCTAAACGATTCTGAGCCATTTTTTCTAAATTTTTAGGATAACCAGAATCTCCTACTCCAGTAACATGAGCAAAAGGAACACCACGCACAGCTCCAAAAGCTATTGGCGTACCTGGAACAGGTTTCATTAAGGGTTTCTCAATCATTTTATATCTTTTAGACATGAAACCATCAACTATGAGGAAATACATAGGAACATCCACCATAATCTTAGGAGGATCATAATACTTAACTTTCTTTGGAACAATATTACTCATCCTAACACGAGTCATATGCAATGGAGCAAATGTGTAATACTTCATAAAGTCAGTTATCATATCAATCATATTGCTTCTAAAATCACACATAACCCCATGCCTTTGCATAA